ACTTACGTCTGAATCGCCAATCAGTATGCTTCGGATTCCTTGTTCTAAACTAGCCATCAGTTCACCGACCTAACTTGGCGGATTGCCTTTGCCAATGCTTTTTGGAAAATCCGCTTGGCTTTTGGTGAAGTGATGTCAAAACCTTTTTCTGCCATGTGTTGTGCTTTCATCCTGCCCACATTCATCTTCCTTGCACGTTGCCTGTAACCCCGCTTCTTCAAGCCCCATTTGTCATTCACAATTCTGTCACCTGTTCCATATTCAACAAGATGTGCATGGAAACCATTTCTTCCCGACTTCCTACCAAAGTACATACGCCCCTTGATGAAATACTTTTTCATTATCTTAACATCGGTGGTGACTGACTTTCTTAAAATACCTGTTCGCTTTGGTGTTAGTTTGCGTACTGCCTTGCGATATTCAGCAACGGTTTTACGCATTGCCTTCTTCATGACTTTCTTGTTTATCTTTCGTTCAAGTTTGCTTAATGCCCTGTCTATTTCTTTAATTCCAGAAATAGAACCACCACCTGCACCCGTCATGGATAATCCTTGTGCCATTAGTTTGATTCCTCTTTGCATTTGAGTACAAGGTATTCATTACGTTCTTCGTGGTTCAAAACAGATTGAATACCAAATACCCTGCTGCCAAACAACAACCGCTTCGTGGGTGTTGCATTTGCCGTGTAACGCATAGATACGCGGTGGGTAATGATTCCCGCTTGCCCTTCACCAATGTCTACCTCGTTGCCACTAATGGATTCAATAGAAGCCCACACCGTTTCATCGGTAGACCAACCAGATGTAGGTTCACCGTACGAATCCAATGTTGAACTCAAACTTTGTATAGCGACACGGTGGCGAAGTTTACCTGCTAACAATGATGGCATCAGTTCACCTCTGGCACTTTGTTTGCAGCAACAATCATCTGCAAGCCCAAAGGCAAATCCTTCACACGGTCAACAGTTGTTGCCTCTCGATTGTTGTAAAAATGCCCAACAAACATTCGATGCCCCACAACAAAGCCCTCTGGTATCTCGCCCCTTGTCGCATACCCTGCTGTGTATTCCACTTCTACTTTATTGAATACACTTGCAGTTGGTGTGCTGCCTGTGCTTGGATATGATTCACTTTCAATTGGCAGTATCTCAGCAGGCAATTTGCCCAACGTACTGACTTCATACAACGTGTTAGACCATGTTTGTTGTGTGCCATCTTCATCCACATACTTGATACTTGTAACACTAATTAGTGGTGGTCTTGGCAAACGCATTGGTGTGCCTTCGGGCGGGAAGCCATCGAAGTACACTTTCATTGTTTGCTGCATCATGGTGGTGTTGGTCAAATCTTCAAGCAGGTTTTGACATGCCATGCCGATGTAAGCAATTTCAGTATCTTCATCAGAGGTATCAACACGCAACCAAGTTTTCAAGTCTGCTGTTGTTGATGCAGAATCTGTGCTTGGCGTGCTGACAACAAACCGTTCATAAGAATATGGCGATTGATAAACCATTATTCTTCTTCTACTGCTTGTTCAAGGTCTTTTGGTTTGGTCACTGCTCTTTGCTTCTTGCTTTTTCCTGCACCACTGACTGCAACAACCAAGCCCCTTTGCACAAGGTGGGCTGCATATTCTTCGTCAAGTTCTAAAACTGCACCCGAAGTAATATGCCGACCATCTTTTGCCATGCCGTTCTTCACACATTCGTATTTCATTATTCAATTCTCCTGCCACATCGGGAAGGGCAGACAACTGCCCTTCCCATTTGTAGCGGTTTAGTAACCAATAAACTTATGGCTCTTATGCCATGATGATATGTTTCACTGCTTCACTGGAAGTAAGTTGCCCATCAACACGAAGTTCGGCACGTAGACCGACATTCCCTGCTACTGCATACAATTCATCAAGTCGTTGGAAGTCCATGTATTCACGCCATGTAACCCAATAGTAACTTAAGTCACCAAACAGAATTGGTTTTAATCCAGTTGCAGTATCTTCACAATCATCATTGATTGCAACAGGTCTGCCAAGTAGCAAGTCTGGTTGTCCAAGTTGTCCACTTGGTTCCCAGATGTATCGACCATCTGCTTTCAAGCCACGGATTTCCGCAGCAGTTGTTGAGTTAAATAACCAAGTTCCGTTTGCACGGTAGGATTCTTTCAGTTTGTAAAACAAACTTTGTAATTCATCAAAAGTAATTACTGTTGCGGATGCAGCAGTTAGTGCTTCTGCTGAACCATCTGTAACACCTGTTGGTTTTGATGAACCATCGCCATTTACAAAAGCGGAGTTAAGCAAAATATCGAAACTTCTTCCGAACATGCCTGCCATGAAGGATTGCATGTCTACGTAACTATCGGAAAGTAATTCCCTTGAAATCTGAACGATTCGCGTTGCCTTCCACGGCTGGAATTTCAACTGCGTGAAAGTTGTATTGGCTTCAGTCGCGTCTGCATTTTCGGCTGTCCATGTCGCATCACCGATTGCATTTTGCACTGGCACGGTAATTTCACCACCAATGGTTATTTGCGTTGCGTATGACAAGAAGTTGTGTGCAGGTGACATGGTTTCAATAATCATGTCTTGCAATTGTGCTTGTCCATCATCGAACATTGGTGCAGCATAACCACCAGTTGTATTTGTTCCCTCAACCATAACTGCACGTTGTTCTTGTGATAGACCATCTTTGCCATCACAGATGTATCGCCAAAACGCATCACGGTATTCTTTTGACTTAATACCTGTTGCACGTTCTTCTTGTGGTGCTGTTTCAGCAAGTGCAAGTTCCGCAACTTTCCCTGCTGATTCTTTTAATTTTCGTTCTTCTGCTTCGATTGATTCAACTCTGTCGATGTCTGCTTTCAAAGTGTCTGAATCATTCAGCATAGTATCCACTTGCTGTCTTTGTTCTGCATCGAGTGTTTCAGCACTGTCCATAATTTTGCGTGCATCCGCAACAAGTTTGCACCGTTGCTCACGCATTTCTTTTGCTTGTGACATTTGCCACCTCTTTCTTATTTAATTTCCCAGTTCATACGATTATTGCAACGGCAATGACTTGTCGAATCAACGGATTCTATATTGTTATAGTGTCAGCAAATAAACCAACGCAATGGCAGTTGGTGATGGTCTACAAATAACTATAAATCTTGACCAAAAAAGCATCAATGCGACAATCTGCAAAGAATGTACACAACGCCACTTGTGATTATTGCCATTGAAAACATTGTTCCAATTTCCATTAGTTTTAGTTTTATCTTGTAACTCACTGGTCTTGCTCGGCTAGTCGTAATCGGAAATGCAGTTTGGTTATTTCGCCAATAGCAGCGAAGTCCGTGTTGTCAATTATCTCTTGTGCCTTATGTGCTTCCAGAGAACGCAAGGCGGGTGCAGTGCGTACATCTACGGAAGTGGCTTCGTATGCAGGGTTGGTCACGATGGACACATCGAACAACCGTGCTGAGTTTATGGTACGGACATCTGTGCCGTCAAGCATTGCCCACGAATCCGTAACATCATAAAACCCGAATGACATGGAAACCAAATCGCCACGCCTCAAGAGTTCCACCACATCGTTGCCTACCGTTGTGTTTGGTGGGTCGAGTTCCATGCGCAGCCCGTGGTCATCTTCCCAAAGTTTCAAAGTCCCCGCACCACGCCTGCCAAGTATCTTGTCATCATCGTGGTTGAATAATGCGTGGACTTCATCGTTGTTTTGTAACGATTCGGCAAAAGCACCGTGTCCAATCTTCTCGCGGAAGCCACCCAAGTCACTAGACAAAGAATCAAACACCACAGGATATCCAACTATCTTTGGTTTTGTTTCTTCTGTGTTTTCATCACGCACTTCTGCAAAGTGAATGTCTGTGCTTGTTCTTGTTTCTTTTGTTTCAATCATGCTGTTTACCTCTTTGCCAAATTGTTTAAGGTGATAATCCAAGTGCGCCTGTACCTTGCTTCGTTGGTCACTTGGTAGGTCTACTCCACCCATCGCACCTTGCATAACTCCATTAGCGGATTGCACACCCCGCAATACAACTTTGAGCGTTCCACTAATTATATCGTGGTGCGGGAGTTTGTACGCACCAAAGTCTTCTCTGTCCTCACCGTCAAAGTATGCAAACGCTTTGGCATACTTGTCCCAATCTATGTTTTCTTTCTCGCCACCCGCCCACGCACGCACTCTTTGTTTTGCTGAATCACCATCCCAAGGACGGTCGGGGTCTGCCATTGGTGAATCTACTGTGGCGGGTACATTTCTTTGGGCGTTGTATGTTTCTTCTAAATGTTCTTCGCCTTCCATGCACCACGGCGCATCATGGTCATCATCCGCAGGCATCTTGTGGAAACCTTCGGGGCAGTTGCCTTCTTCATCTGGGAATACTCTTGTTTCATCATTCATGTTGTTTGCTCCGTTCGATAAGCACTGTTGCACTATCACCATTCAAAAAACTTTTTGCCCAATTGTCGCACGCTTCCACACGCATTTCTGATGTGTCGGCAGTTTCAATCGCAGACCGCCAAGTGCCAACAAGTTCATTACCCACTTCTTGTTCACATACTCCCATGCTTCGACAGCATGGTTCTAAAATTGTTTCAACCTTTTTGCACAACGGTTCATCGCCTTGAACGAATGAATCCCAATCTTCTGCACCTTCTTTGTTTGCTTTGCGGTTGGAAGCGTTGCGGATTATTGCAACTGCTCTGCGTACTGAATCCACCAACCAATCACTAGACGTTTCCACAGGCGGTGTTGTATTTTCACGCACTGCTTCTGGTGGTGGTTCTACATATTCAACATCTGCAAAGTTCAATGGCATAATGTACTTATCGCCTTGTTCACCAATGGTGTTAAGGTTTTCACGCTTGCGGATTTCATTGATTGAAAGCCAACCAGATTCACGTGCAGTTCTGTATGCTGCGTATCGGTCAATCGTATTTCCACGCAATGCTTCTTCTGCAAGAAACTCTGCATAAATACTTTTGTCATCAACGCCCAACAACTTCCTGCTAATTTCTTCTTCCCATCTACGTAACCACGGCATCAGTGTGCCTTGCATATACTGAATCTGTTGGCTCTCTATGTTGGAGTAGGTGGCACGTGACAAATCTTGAATCATGTGCGGTGGCATTCGGTAGATACGGCAGATGTCTTGCAATGCGTATTGCCTTGCTTCCAACCATTGTGCATCGCTGTGGGGAATACTTAAACTATCCCACTTCATTCCTTCTTCAAGGATTGCCGTTTTGCCGAGATTGCCACTTCCCGAATACATTCCATCCCAACCCTGACGTAAACGCTTGGCTGCATCTTCAGACAACTTGGCAGGGTGTGACAACACGCCTGAAGGTCTGCTACTGTTTGCAAAGAACGTGCCACCACTCTTTTCCATCGCTTGCGACATTCCAATCGTTTCCCTTGCGTACCCGATAGGCGAGTATCCAAGAATGCCATCGTGTCCAAGCCCTTTAATGTGCAACACGTTTTCACTTGGTATTCTTGTTTTTCCGTTGTACACATACCAAACTTTTCCACCTGTTATTTCTACAGACATGTTTTCAGGCAACAGAATCCATAATCCTATTGGGTCACCACCGTTATTTCTCTCGATAGATGCATAGGCATTTCCGTACAATAAAACATGAGCAGTCATTGTTTCCTTGAAGGTGAACGGTGTCATCTCTGGGTTGGGTGCTGTATGAAATAACTTCGCAACAGGGTGTGAATCAATTGGTTCACGCACCATGTCAGACACCCGTGAATAGATTTTAATTGGAAGTGATGCAACGTCCTCACTAATGACACGCACACAAGCGAACACAGCAGGTTGTCTAAGTGCCGTGTCTTGTGTTACCGTTTCCCCTGAAAAAGTTTCTGCCCCTGAGAAAACTGTTTTCCACCAACCAACATCTGTTAGTTGGCTTCTTGTTTCTTTATCGCTTTCCCCTCGTATCCACTTAATCAATCCCATTACAGAATCTCCATATCTTGTGATTCGTACACACTGTCTGCACCATCGGTCGTTGCATTTGCTCTACCAATTCCCATGACTGTTGCAACGAGTCCATCGATTTTTGTGCTTGACCTACTCTTGTTCAATTTTATGTTTCCTGCTGCATCCTCTTGGCACGCTACTCCTGTTGCATTGAATCTTAATACTGGATGACCGCCATGCCGTAACCGCTTACCCATAATCATGGCTTCCAATTGTTTACATGGTGCACTCATGCTTCGGTATCCTTGTCCGAAGAACCCAACATTGAAACCATCTTGCTCTTGCAATTGCACAGAAATGGAAATCGCATTCCATCTATCCAGTATCACTTCTTTAATGTTATAGTGGCTATGCAACTCCTGTATCTTCTTTCGGATGAAAGAATAATCCACAATGTCACCATCAGTCGCAATAAGAGATGGCGGTGTAGAATCTCGCCACTGGATATAAGGCACACCATCGTCATGTTGTCGTTTGGCAATGTTTTCATTTGGCACAAAGAAGTAAGGCAACAAATCAAAGCCACCACCTTCATCTTCTGTGCGTGGGAACACAAGCACAAGTGCTGTCATGTCCAATGTTGATGACAGGTCAAGCCCTGCATAACATTCACGCCCTTTTAATTCTTCTTCAGTGTAGGGTTGCTCACAAGCATCCCACGCTTCCATTGAAATCCATCTATCCATTTGTTCAGTAGGTTGGTTGAGGTACAAACGCCTGAATGCGTTTTGATAACTTGGCAACGCCTTTGCTTTAACACATTCCTGTTCGTAAAACTCTACTGAAACAGTTGTACCCAATGAAGGATTGCAACGTGCCCACACTTCAGGGTCATCCCATTGTTCATCTTTCTTTGCTGCCCATATTGCAGGCATGAACGCCATATCATTAACTGTGCCGTCTTGCACTTGGCGTGCGTAGTTGTGCAAATCTCTCCACAGTGTTGGCTCTGCTGTACCTGCTGTTGTGATTGCAATGTTCAGTGGTTGCCTTCTTGCCCCTTGCGAAGTAATCAACGCTTCATACAATTGGGTTGCATCGGGCTTCGTCCACACGTGAAGTTCATCACAGATTACAGCACTTGCGTTCAAGCCATGTGCCGTTCGTGAATCAGATGCCAGTGCCTTCATTGTTGAACCTGTACTTGGTACAACAATGGCGTGTCTGTAAATCTTGCAACGCTTTGAAAGGTATTCATCTGATTCAACAAAACGCTTTGCAATACCAAACACAATGTTGGCTTGGTCACGGTCTGCTGCTGCTGTGTAAACTTCACCGCCTTGTTCATCACTTGTCAAACACATCAATGCAAGCCCTGCGGAAAGACTCGATTTCCCTGACTTCCTCGGAAGTTCAATCAGACTTGAACGGAAACGCCTTGTGTTGTCTGGACGAATCCAACCGAACAAGTTTGCCACTATTGAAATTTGCCAATCACTTAAAATGAATGGAGTACCTGCCCACTTGCCCTTGTGGTGTTTAAGAAACAAATGAAAGAAGTCTATTGCGTGCTGTGCCTTGTCTGCATTAAATGTGCAATCCAAACTTTGCGTGTTGGGGTCATAATCGGGAAGCAGCAAACTAATCTCTTTACCCGCTGTCATTCCATAAAATACTTCATGCGTTCATCTTGTTTCTTGCTTTGGTTGTCACCAGTTGTTTGTACTCGGCTGCGTGCTGATGGTGTTAAACCAAACTCACACAGCAAATCTTTCAACGCCTTGCCAGAGTTCCTTGCGATTGCAACATAGGGTGACTGTTGCAAGTATTTAACCTTGCCATCTTCCGTTTTAATTGGGTACACATCACCGTCTTTTTTAATCATTTCATCTGCCCTTCGCCACGTTGCGTATGTTTCTGATAGCAAGTACAACGCAATGCCGTCTGCAACTGTTAGCACTTTCATGGCTTGGAGTATGGGCACAAGTTGTTCCCAACAATCCTTTGCCATGCCATCCAGTTCAGTGGGCATTGGTGGTGGTATTGCTTCTGGTTGTGGTTCGTTTTTATTTATTTCACCACGCCAACTGCCACGCAACTTCAGCACGTTTGTTGGTGTTGGTTTTGTTCCTCGTCTGCCCATTTAATTTTCTCCTTACATCAAATCAGTTCAGACCAAACCAGTTCAAACCAGTTCAGCCCGTAAGTTACTTTAATCGTCATCACAGGGTGACCCCCTATGCTAAAACAA